TTAGTTCTGGTAAGTCTACTAAGGTAATTATTGTTTCTACCCCAAGAGGTATGAATCATTTTTACCGACTGTGGCATGATGCGGAACTAGGTAGAAACGAATACGTCACCACAGACGTTCACTGGTCAGAAGTGCCAGGCAGAGATGAAGCGTGGAAAGAACAGACGATCAAGAACACATCAGAAGCACAGTTCCGTGTTGAGTTTGAGTGTGAGTTCTTAGGATCTGTTGATACGTTGATTGCACCATCTAAGTTAAAAACTATGGTGTATGATGAACCAATTAATACTGGAAGGAGAGGTGGTGAGATATATGAAAACCCAATAGATAAACACAACTATTCAATTACAGTAGACGTTGCGAGAGGTGTAGAGAAAGATTACTCCGCTTTTATTGTGTTTGACACGACAACATTTCCATATAGAGTAGTTGCAAAATATAGGAATAATACTATCAAACCCATGTTGTTTCCTAGTGTCATACAGGAATTTGCTAAGGCATATAATAATGCTTACATTTTATGTGAGGTAAATGATATAGGAGATCAGATCGCATCCATACTATTCTATGATCTAGAATATGAAAACGTATTGATGACTGCGATAAGAGGTAGAGCTGGACAAGTATTGGGTCAAGGTTTCTCTGGTAGTAAGGTTCAACTGGGAGTGAAGATGTCTAAGACTGTGAAAAAGATAGGTGCTTTGAATTTAAAAACTCTCATAGAATCAGATAAGTTGATAGTCAATGATTATAATATTATTGCAGAACTTACAACTTTTATTGAGAAGTCAAATTCATTTGAGGCAGAAGAGGGTTGTAATGATGACCTTGCCATGTGTCTAGTAATATTTGCATGGTTGGTGATGCAAGATTATTTCAAAGAGATGACAGATGATGATATAAGGAAGAGAGTATATGATGATCAAAGAGATCAGATAGAACAAGACATGGCACCATTTGGATTTATAGCTGATGGATTGGAAGAAGAACAATCATTTGTAGATAATGAAGGCACTAGATGGAATTTAGATGAGTATGGAGATAGATCATACATGTGGGATTATCTGTAATGGACTTAGATGATCCAGTCCTATTTCTACATGAGAGAAAATGTAGAGTATGTGGCAAAACTTATTCATTAACAGAAGGTTTCTACCTCACTAGAAAAAGTAGAGGTGAAAAACCATCTTCATATTCATATGAATGTAAGACTTGTACTATTGACAGAGTAAAAACTAAAAGAAGAAGAGATAAACCAGACATATATCCTGACTGGTAGGTGGTTCATGTATCGTTTCCCCAGTGAAAAAGTAGCAATTTCTAAATAATAACAGAGAAAACAACTGAGATCTTCGAGGAACACTAACATGGCGCTTAATCTAGTATCTCCAGGCGTTAAGGTAAGAGAGGTAGACCTAACCGTAGGAAGGATTGACGGTATCAACGATCAGGTTGGAGCTATTGCTGGACCTTTTGCAAAAGGACCTGTCAATGAACCAGTCCTAATCGAGACAGAAGCCGACTTACTTGAAACGTTTGGTAAACCATACTCTTCCGATGCTCAATATGAGTACTGGATGACTGCATCAGCATATCTATCATACGGTGGAGTGTTGAGAGTATTGAGAAGCACAAACCCAATGCTATCCAATGCTAACGCACCTGTCGGTGTTGCAATCACAAACTTAACAATCAAGTCACAAGAAGATTACTACAATAACTTCAACAACCTAGCACAACAATTCTTATACGCTGCAAGATCACCTGGCTCATGGGCTAACGATCTTAAGATTTGTACCATTGACTCACAAGCAGATCAAAGATTAGCTATTGGTACAGAAGGACTTTCTGTTGGATTTGCGGTTACTGCTGGATTCTCAACAAGTATTGCTCAGTTAGATGGTACAGTTGGTATCGAAACAGGATACATCAAAGGTATTATCACTGGAGTCAACGACGGTTCTATTGATGTTAAAATTGTTTCAAAACACAATGTATCAACAGATGTCTGGAGTTCAATAGACTATGAAGAAGGATCTGGAACTGCTTCCTTCCAAGGATATGATGAAGGTATCTACAATGCTTTCTTCAGTGCTGCGAATGATGTTAACCATCCAAACAGAATTAAGATCTTTAATAATAGTGGTAATTCTGTACAGGTTGAAAGAACTCGTTTTACTGCTGCAATAGGTATCGGTTCTACTGAGATTTCATTCGGAGATGACTTCGCAACAATCAAGTCTGAACCAGGCGATACAATTAAGTCTCTTAACGGAACATACTCTGGTACTATTGTTTCACTACCAAGTTTCGGTGGTACTCAGTTAGTTGTTATGGACACTGCAGCAACTGTTGCATTTGCTAACACATCCTTCATTGTTATGTCTGGTATTGATAGTGGAATCTATCTAAGACAAGGTAACACTGCTCAGGATTGGTACGCTCAACAAACTCTAGGTTTAACAAACAGCACTGTTTACTGGAGTCAAATCGCAGATCGTCCTTCTACATCTGAATACGCAAAAGGTAGAAGTTCTAAGTATGACGAAATGCACCTTGTAGTCGTAGATGACACAGGTAAAGTTACTGGTTCCTCTGGTAACATTGTAGAGAAGTGGGTAGGATTATCCAAGGCAACAGACGCTAAGGTATCTCCATCTACTAACATCTACTATAAAGATTACCTTGCACAGTTCTCCAACTACGCATTTGTTGGTGCTGCACAAACAGGTATTGGTCTAAAACATACAATGTTGAGTGGATACACAATCGATTCAACTGGTGTTTGGGCTCAAGAAACTCAGGGAGTTACATTCAACGGTTCTGGTCCTAAGATCTATTCACTATCAAATGGAATGGATTACGGTGGAACTGGAAGATTCAAGTGTGAATTAGGAGACATCGTTAGTTCCTACACAGTTCTTGATAACCCTGCTGAGTACTCAGTTAACTTCCTCATTCAAGGTCCTTCAAGTGGAGACTCCATCTATGAGGCACAGGCTAAGGCTAACAAGTTAATCCAAATTGCTACTAGTCGTAAAGATTGTATCGCATGTATTTCACCTTACAGACAAGGTGTTGTTGGTTTAACTAACACAGAACAACAAACAAACAACATCGTATCATTCTACGATAGTTTGACATCTAGTTCTTATGCAGTGTTTGACTCTGGTTATAAGTACACCTTTGACAGATTCAATAACACATTCAGATATGTTCCTCTAAATGGTGACATTGCTGGATTGATGGCAAGAACATCTATTAACTCATTCCCTTGGTTCTCCCCTGCTGGAGCTCAAAGAGGTTCGATTAACAATGCTCTTAAACTTGCATACAACCCATCTCAGGGACAGAGAGATACTCTTTATCCTAAGAGAATCAACCCTGTAATCTTCTCTCCTGGCGCTGGTATCGTTCTGTTCGGTGACAAAACTGCACAGAAAGAAGCATCTGCGTTTGACAGAATCAACGTTCGTCGTTTGTTCCTAACAATCGAAGGAACTATCGAGAGAGCTGCAAGATCACAGTTGTTTGAATTCAATGATGATTTAACAAGAACTAACTTCTTAAATATCGTTGAACCATATCTTCGTGATGTTAAGGCTAAGAGAGGTATTTCAGACTTCGTGGTCATCTGTGATGAAACCAATAACACAGCGGATGTTATTGACGCAAATACCTTCAAGGCAGACATCTTCGTGAAGCCTGCACGTTCTATCAACTTCATCGGACTAACATTCGTTGCAACTAGAACTGGCATCAGCTTTGATGAAGTTGTAGGTTCCGCCTAACTTTACTAAATAAACCGAAGAGGACTTAAGAAATGGCAACTAAAAATGCGCCTGGATTAGATACAAGAACCATTGATGACTTTAAATCGAAGCTCGTCGGTGGTGGTGCTCGCCCTAACCTGTTTGAGGTAGAATTAGTTTTCCCTCAAGGATTAGGTGAACAAGCAGCTGAAGAAAGAGGTAGATTCCTTGTTAAGGCGGCAAACCTCCCTGCATCCAACATCAACGTAATTGACGTTCCTTTCAGAGGAAGGAATTTAAAGATCGCTGGTGACAGAACATTCGATGTCTGGACAATCACTGTTATTAACGACACTGATTTCCTCATCAGAAATGCTTTTGAAAGATGGATGAACGCAATCAACAAGCATGACAATGCTACTGGAGAAGTAACACCTTCTGATTATCAAACAGATATGTATGTTAACCAGATCGGTAGAGCTCCTGTTGCAGAAGGTCTTGGTGGATCACAGACAAACCAACAGAAACTTCCTATACTTAGAAAGTATAAGTTCCACGGAACATTCCCAACAAACGTGAGTGCGATTGAATTGTCTTACGATCAGACAGATTCTATCGAAGAGTTCACAGTTGATTTACAAGTTCAGTGGTGGGATGTTTTTGATGGTAATAGTACTCCACTATTAACAAATCAAGCAATTGATTCAACAGGTCCTGACGCAGACTTTAGCACAATTAGATAATTAGTGTTATAATATAACATATAAATAACTGGGAATAGCCCAGTATTAGTGAGTTAATGGCTAAATTATTTGGTTTTAAAATAGAGAGGGATGACGAGAAGAACAAAGGCGTTGTCTCTCCTGTACCCCAAACGAACGAAGATTCGTCAGACTATTATGTGTCTAGCGGATTTTATGGGCAGTACGTTGATATTGATGGCGTATTTAAGTCAGAGTTTGAGTTAATAAAAAGATATAGAGAAATGGCATTACATCCAGAAGTGGACTCTGCCATTGAAGATATAATAAATGAAGCAATAGTTTCAGACCAGAATGATTCTCCTGTCGAACTCGATTTGGAGAATCTTCCAGCATCTACGAAGCTTAAAGATCTCATTAGAGATGAGTTTAAAACTATTAAAGAAGTCATGAACTTCGATAAGAAGTGTCATGAGATTCTTAGAAACTGGTACGTTGATGGTAGAATTTATTACCACAAGGTAATTGATATCAATAAACCAGAAGAAGGTATTCAAGAGATTAGATATATTGATCCACTTAAAATTAAGTTAGTAAGAAGGTTAAAGACTGATCCTACTCTCAGAGGAGCAATCAAACAAGTAAATGCAAACAACCCTTCCGACATAGAAAATCCTGAGATAGAAGAGTTTTATCAGTATGATCCTAGTGCAACTCAAAGTAAGAATGCTTTGGGTGCTATAGGTCAAACCCCTTTTGCAACTAAGCAAAGACCAGTAAAGATTGCACCAGATGCTATCACATTCTGTCACTCAGGATTAGTTGACAGAAACAAACAAACTATTCTTTCTTACTTACATAAGTCAATCAAAGCACTCAATCAACTTAGAATGATTGAAGATAGTCTAGTTATATACAGACTTTCTCGTGCTCCAGAAAGAAGAATATTCTATATTGATGTTGGTAATCTACCAAAGATCAAAGCGGAACAATACCTCAAAGAGGTGATGAACCGTTACAGAAACAAGTTAGTATATGACGCATCCACAGGAGAAATAAGAGATGATAGAAAACACATGTCGATGCTCGAGGACTTCTGGCTACCAAGACGAGAAGGTGGCAGAGGCACTGAGATCACTACGTTGCCAGGTGGACAGAATCTTGGCGAACTTAGCGACATCGAGTACTTCCAAAAGAAACTATACCGTTCACTAGGAGTTCCAGAATCTCGTATCGCTGGATCAGGAGAAGGTTTTAACTTAGGTAGATCATCTGAGATACTAAGAGATGAGATAAAGTTTACCAAGTTTGTTGGTAGAATGAGAAAGAGATTCGCTAGTCTATTCAATGATATGTTGAAGACTCAGTTGATTCTAAAAAATATCGTTACACCAGAAGATTGGGATACTCTATCAGATCATATTCAATACGACTTTGTATATGATAATCACTTTGCGGAACTCAAAGAAACTGAACTACTCAACGAAAGACTTGGTGTTGTTGCTGCAGTCGATCCCTATGTTGGAAAATACTTCTCTCTCGACTATGTAAGAAGAAAGATTCTGAAACAGAAAGATGAAGAGGTCATCGAGATCGATAAGCAAATGAAGCAAGAGATCAAAGATGGACTACTCGCCGATCCTATGGAAGTACAACAACTTCAAATGGGAGTTCACCCAGAGCAAATGCCTGGTGGGGCAATGAATCCTGATCCAAATATGGGTCAAATGCCGCAAGATCCTGGCATAGATGGTAGTGCCACAGAAGCTCCAGAGATGCCCGAAGGCGGCGAAATATAAATAATACTAGTCTAATTCTATATTAACAAATTTATGGATAATGATTTACTTGACATGATCGCTGCTGGCGATGAAGGTTCTGCAACCGATATTCATGATAAGATCAAAGAGATCTTATACAATAAGGCTGCTGAGAACATTGAAACTGTCAGGCCTGCGGTTACTGCCGATATGTTTGGTGGACCTAATCCCTATCTACAAGATGAGGAAGAGGTAGAGACTGAACCAGAAGCGGAAGCTGATGGTACACCTAGTTCTGTTGAGGATACAGCAGAAGTTGAAGAGCCTGTCGCTGAGACAGATCCTGTAGATGATGAAGTAGAAGAAGAACAACCTGAGGCTTAACTAATGAAACTCATCACGGAAGAGATCGAAACCGCCAAGGTTCTTGTCGAAGAAAAAGACGGCAAGAAGAATATGTATATTGAAGGTATCTTTTTACAAGGAAACCTCAAGAACAGAAATGGTCGTTTTTATCCTGTGGAAACTCTTGAAAAAGAGGTCAACAGATACAACGAAGCATTTGTTGGAAAAGGTCGTGCTCTTGGTGAGTTAGGACACCCAGAAGGTCCTACTGTTAACCTAGACAGAGTTTCACACAAAATTGTAGACCTTCATAAAGAAGGAACTAATTTTGTAGGTAAAGCACAACTTCTCAATACACCTATGGGTAAAATTGCACAGTCATTATTAGATGACGGTGTAACTCTTGGAGTGTCATCGAGAGGTATGGGAAGTCTTAAAGACACTAGCGAAGGCTATAAAGTTGTCGGTGAAGACTTCATGCTTGCAACGGCAGCTGACATAGTTGCAG